TGATAGTTTTTATATCTGTTGTTACGTCGTCAGTTTTATTTTGTAAATTTTCTACAACCTCATCTATATTTTTCATAATTTGATTCTTTTCTTCTTCTGTCAATCCAAACTCACTTTCAGAACCAACCTTGCCCTCAGTAGCCAGTATCCTCTGTACTACACCAGCTAATTTTACTAACAACTCGTCATTCTTTACATTTATTTCTAGATACTCCTTTATCATAGGTATTAATTCTATGGCTGTATCTCCATCTTTAATAAATCCGACTACTTCTTTAACGAGAACTTCTAATTGTTTTTTATTACGTGAAGAATTGTTATAAATGTCTTCAAACAATCCAGAAAGTGTCTTACCTTTGAATAATTCGTATTCTGTTGTCATTTTTTTGATTTCCTTTGGGTAGAATAACTCATTTATAAATATCATATTATCATAAAATGACTTTTACATATATAAATATATACTAAACTTGTTTTGACTATATATACAATAGTTATTACTAACAAGGGAGTAATTCCCTTATTTCTTAAATAAACGGGAGATTAACCATGAAGGAAGTCGTAGCACTGGTCAAAGATTGGATAGATGATATTATTCATCTAATGATATCTTTTGTAGCAATAGGAGCCGTTGGTGAAGTATTGTTCGGAAGTGGAGTCTTTGGCGTAAATGTTATTGGTAACCTGACAGCAATTATCGAAAAGTTTGGCGAATCAGGATTCGCTGGTCTCGTCGCTCTATTGGTGTTGGTGGGTTTATTCCGCAAATAACTGTATTGGGAATAAAATGAAAAAGGGGAGTTGACTCCCCTTTTTTTATGCTAAAAAATAGAACCAGTATTACTGGTATCTATATCTCCTTCAGAAAGATATTCACCATATAATCGTTCATGATATTTCTTCATCACATTTACGACACGAGTTATATGTTGTGTATTGGAATCGGTCATTTCACGTATTAAAATATACAAAGCTTTCTTATTAAAATTTTCTATATTTTCTCTACGTCTAAATAATTCCAACACAGCATTAGCTACATTTATATCTTTCTTTCGTCTGAAAATATTTGTTAAATTATTTTCCCAATATTCTAACATTTGATTTACAAAATATTTATTTAAATCATCAGTTTCACGTAAACTTTCTTCTTTACCAAAATTTCTACCAAAGTCCAGTTTATTAAGGTTATCATGAATTTTCATTTTTTTATAGTTGTTATTATTATGTAATATTAAATAATTCTTTGCAACAATACTAAAGTAAGAAAACGCTTTACCTTTTTCCTTAGCATACTTGTGCATATTCATTACAAGAAAAGATACTACTTCATGTTTTACATCTTCACTTGGAACATCAAAATAATAAAACTTAAATGTATGAATTATATTTTCAACTAACTTTTCAAAAGCATATTGTATATGATCTTCATATATTCTATTTCTAATATCTGATGTATTACAATTATTATACCTACATATTGCATTTTCAGTTGTTGTTGTAAAATAATAATTTTTTCGTTTAGGTGCCATCTTCTAATTCCTTTCCTCTAAATTCATTTAATTCATTAATAGTAGCTTTTATTTCTTCAAACACGGTACCTACCTCATCATCAGCTTCAAAAGCTCCCATATAATCTATTCTATCTAAATCCTCATGTACGGTGTGGACTCTTTCTGTAAATTTTTCAACCCACGTTTCCAACATTTCTGTTTTTTTAACTAAGTTCCAAATTATATAACCACCCATTCCGATAGTTGTTGTTGAAACTCCAAGTAATATTTCTAATACCATAACTTATCTCCAAAAATTATGTTCTATTGTTTTTTTATAATTAGCATTTTTCATATTGTGCTCTATAACATCTAAATTAAATTCGGGTTTTTTATTCGTCAATTCATACTTACCTTTTCCTATCATTTCTTTCCATTTCAAATCTACATCTTTAGGATATTTTCTAATCCATTCTACTGTTGATTTTTTTAATAACTTTTTTGCTTTTTTACTTAATGGTAAAATATATCTAAATTGTTTACCTTTAATTCTTTTAATACCTTTTAGTTCCATGAAATCATAAGTCAACCAAAAAACTTTTTCTTTATTTAACATACGAGCATTTTCTTCACATAACTTTCTTGATGTTCGTGGATGTATTTTCTCTCCGCTCTCACTCATATAAATGTCAGTCCAAATATAACCACCATATAAAAAATTAAAACTCTGATAAACATAACCAGGTTTACCCACAATACCGTCAGCCCAAGTATAGAGAAATAATTTATCTTTTGTATTTTCTTTCATCCATCTTACAACCTTTGATAACATTTGAGATTCTGAATTACGTGGCATCTCTTCTAACATACACATCTTACCAATTTCATAATAATCTTTTGTTTCCAAACCAGGAAATAATTTATTTATTGTTTGTCTTGGTTGTGTACCCCAACCTAAAGTAATAACTCCTACTAATTTATCAGTTAAAAAACAACCGAGATAATGTTTAGTTAATCGTGGCATTACCTTTGAATAGTGAGTTTTTTGTATCAAATCTATAGCCAAAAATTTATCTATTTCTTTGATTTCAAAATCAAACTTCATTTATCTCCAAATAATTCATCAAATAAATCTTTATGTTTTGTTTGTAATACTTGGTCTACCGTAGTTTCTGTTTTACCTAAACCAACAGCTTCTTGTATAGTTTCTACAACCTCTTCTTCTTCTTTCTTTACTTCTGGATCTAATATTTTTGGATAATTTATATTCGGTGATTCTCCAAACATATACTGTTCTTTCTCCAATCGTGTAGCCATCATATCAGCTTGATGTATAATTAATGGTAAATTACTTTTTAACTGACGAGATTCTACATAATTTTTAAGGTAACCTGTGTTGGCCTCTTCATAAAGTCCATCAGCTAACCTCAAAGATAAATATTCTACTTCTGTCATTTTAACTTCAAACTGATTTAAAATCCATATCGCTCTATCAGTTGGTGTCATATAATGTAACTCTTTATTTTCTACATACATTTTACCCTGATTTATTCTATGCCATTCTGAGTCATTAGGAATATAATAGTCTTTCTCCAAATTACCACCTTTACCTAAATCATGAAACATAGCTGCGAACACTATTGTTTCTTTTGAATAGTCCTTATTAAAAGCTCCCTGTTCTCCCCATAGTTCAGTTAACTTTAAAGCACATTCAATCACATTCAATATATGAACAACATAACCACCAGGCCATGCACAATGGAAATAATCAGTACCACTTGCTGGAGCGAACATCATTCTATCCTTGTAATGTTCATACATTACAATAATTTTATTTTTTCTATCTCCATCAAAATTTTCTATAACTACATCAATTAATTTATTCCAATTTTCATTTAATTCATCGGGTGTCAATTTCATAACCTTTATTCTCCTTTTTTAATCTAACCAAGGCATTTTATATATGTGGGCATCAGCAAATTTGTATGGTTTAACATGAGTTGATTCAAGAATATCTACCATGTTAACCCACTTAGAATTCATAGTATCTCTTACTTGATATATACCATCTTTATATCCTGTCCCTTTAATTAAAATAAAATCTCCATAATCAAAAGGACCACCCCAACGTTTTAATAAATTGCGTGATAAAGCGACAAACTTATATTCGGATGCACTACTGATTTTAATACGAGTTCCATCTGCTGTTATGTTTGGTGTTCTATCTGTTTGTGGCCACACTGGTTGGTACATAGTAACATCTACTACTATACCATATTTAAGAAATTCATTTAATTCAAACCGCAGTTCTTTGTTTTGATTTACTAATATTTCTATTTCTTCAGAATAAACTCTTTTGTTATCTTCCAAAATATTAATAGAAAAAAAACTGTTAAACAGTGTAATCAAAACAACGAATGCCATTGGCATGTGTAAACTACCTTTCATTGCTACTCCTTCATTTGTTAAATATAAATATATAACTTATCATTTGTCATATCAATTCTTAGTGGAGCCGGCGGGAGTCGAACCCGCGTCCAAATGTTCCCAATAATAAAGTCATTTACAAGTTTTAGTTGGTTTCCAAATGAGTAGGATACCAACAAACCCACTATGTCCGTTTTGCTCAGAACGGTTTAACTGTTGTCTACTTTATACTCTGACATCGAGTGTTCGTCTAACTTCTTTCATATCCAAGTGTTAGACAACTCAGAGACTTATGCGTAAGCGTAAGTCGGTTGATAAGAATCAACATATGCTGGAATGACTTCACCGTTTCCGACTCTATCATTATCAAAGATATGCCAATCAATTACCAACCCTGCGAGTTCAATCTCGCCATTTAGGTTGTGAGTCTTTTGTAGTAAGTCATACTCAAACTCCACTTGCACTTTATTATCAACTAACATCTGTCGATTCCAATATCAGCCCCGTTTTAAACTATTATAATATACAAAAAAATTTATCATTTGTCAAGTACTTTTTTTAATTAAACTCCAAATCATCGTCATCTCTATATTCATTAAATGGGTCATCATACACAGTTCTAATAATTTCTATAGACTGTTCTACTTTAAACCAATCTTCGAACTCTATTGCTTCCTCTAATAGTGAAATTACTTCTTCTACACGTCCTATTTCCATATCAATTTCTCGCTTTGGGAATAAATATAATAAAATTAAATTTTACTATCAAGTAAATGTGGTGTAGCTTCTATTCTACCAGCCTCTGTAATTTTTACAAACTCAACTAAAGACCTATATTCTTCCAGTGTCCTTGCTCCCACATAAGACATAGAACTACATATACCATCTTTTATATCATTCAAAATACGTCTAACTTTTCCTTTATATGGAATGATTTTAGAATTTCCTTCAACATTACTTTCCTCTCCTCTTTCTGATTTTGAATCTAATGAAGCAGAACCTCTATAAGTTTTATATAATTTTTCATCAGGCCATTTACCTACTTTGGATATTTTACCAGGAGTTTCTTTAGTCCCTGAGAAAAGAGACCCCAACATAACGACATCAGCTCCACTACCCAAATACTTACAAACATCACCCACAATCCTAACCCCACCATCAGCAATGACAGGGACGTTATAAGTATCACAAGCGGAAACACAGTCCATAACCGAAGTGATTGAAGGAATCCCAACTCCCGTTCTGATTCTTGTTTCGCATAATGACCCGTTTCCGATTCCGACACGAATCCCATCGGCTCCCCATTCACATAAGTCCATTGCACCTTCTTTTGTTCCGATGCTTCCTGCGATGATATCAATTTCTTTAAACTCATTTTTTAATCTCCGTAAAGCTTCCTTTACAAGTTTGTGGTGACCATTAGCTACGTCAATAAGTAGTACATTACAACCACTATCTATTAAACTTCCTGCTCTTTCAAAGTAGTTATTTGTAACACCAATACTCGCACCAATAGGAGCTTCTTCAAACCATCTCTTAGTATCTTTCATTCCCATTAGTATTTTTTTACTAGGACCACTTGCTTGTTCTATCTGTTCATCTAAATTTTCATATATTTCCCAATTTGTCATACTACCACGAATTTCACTAACAACTTCTTGAACCATTTTAGTTTGTTCTTCGATTGAAACAAATCTATGTATAAATCCCATTCCACCATGATTCCACATTGTATAAGCCATTTCATTTTCAGTAACAGTATCCATAGGTGAAGTAACAATTGGTACACTCAAGTACCTATTCTTTGAGAGTTTTGTATTTAAACTACAATCTCCTCTATGTTCTATTTCTGAATATTTTGGGACAATGTTAACATCATCAAATGTTAAACATTCTTTCATATATAACCTCTTATTAGTGTTCAGTCTTTTAGGGTAGCCGAAACATTCTCCATCATTTTACCATCCGTATTATAAGGCCACCTATACTCACCCTCTTCTTCATCTTCCGCTTTCCATATCTTCAACATCGTTTCGTTTATAGTATCTAATTTATCCAAGACAGAATCTAATTTATCATATACATCATCTAACTTTTTATTAATCATCTTTTAAATATCCTTTTACCTATTTTACTTTCTTTAATTGTATCTAAAGTATTAGATACCTCACCGAGTTGTTTATAAAGAGAATCAACTTTATCATACATAACACCCAACTCTTTCTTTATTTCTACTTCACTCTTAGTTACACTATCCTTAGCGTAGTTCTTAACATTACCTTCCACGTCCAATAACATATGTTTTATTTCCACAATACTGGACTTAATTTCTTCTGTTAACTCTGAAATCCTTTTATTAGCTTCACCTATATCCTTTGAAATCACGTTCAAATCATTTTCTACAGAGTTTTCTACTGAGGTTCTTATCTTATCAATCTTTCTATCAATATTCTTTTGAGATGCAAAACTCTTTACATCAGATAACACTTCATCTGCCGTATTAGTTATTTCTTTAACATCACTTACTACTGACTCAAATAACATATTTGATGCATACCACGCTCCACCACCATATCCAACAACCCCAACAATCACACATAACAACGTAGTTCCGAAAGCACTTAACCAATTCATTTTCTTTTTCTCCTTGACTCTTCTTTTTTTATCATCTACCATAGC